ATACCAGGCGAGGTGCCTCATCACTACTATCCGCAGATACAGGTCCAGATGGAGGTGTGCGGACTCGACGAGACTCTGTTCATTCAGTACAAGCCGAAGCACATGACGGAAACGGGAGACCCGTACGTCGACATCACGATCGTCAAACGAGATCGTGAGTGGTTCGCCAAACACCTGCCGACGCTGAAGGCGTTTCATGACGAGATGGAAGAACGGCGCCAGACGCACATGCCTCAGGACGCGGCGCCCGACGAGAACGTGTGCGACATCGCGGATTGTTTATTCGACGTCGAACGCGAGTACGTTCGCGAGTACGGCGACGAAGAAGAAACGACGTTAGACATCTCGTGCGATATCGTCGATGATCTGTTCGTCCGATCGAGAGAATACACACGAGAGTTTAACGATGTCTCTTTCTTCAGTGATCGTTAATTGTAAAAAAAATAATAAATGATGTAACAAAGCATGATAGACGTGAGCAGCATAGGCGTGAGAGTTCTCATCGGCGTCGTCGTCATAATCCTCGCGTTCGTACTCCTTAAATTCTTCACCGCCGACAAAGAAGATTCCATCACGGAATACGCCGCACCGGTTCCCAAACGCTCCATCGGAATCCTCAAGAGTCCGAAGAATCTCGTGCGAAAGTTGGAAAGCATGCCCCCGGTGACAAAAGCGAGTTGGGCTCCCAGTCCAGTGGACGCCTCGATGACTCCGTATGGCGAATGGGACACCAACAGATTCCAAAATTCTTTTGTTACGAATGTCGCCGCGGGCTTCCCGGAGAACGATGAAGGAGCATCCGCTGCTCGCCCTACCAAGTGGACTCCACCGACGGCCGCCAATATGACAATCCCTGATCTGACGATGCGTTCGGAGCTCGGCCCCCTCCCGACTCCTCCTATTGGATCGGACGATCCTTTTAACCCAGAACTGGGAGCTGCGTTTTAATCATTTTACAATTGATTATTTTTTCGACCAATAGTATCCATCTACATCCTTTTCTTTTTTTGTTATGCTTTTATTTATCATTTTTCTTGATATATTTGTTTTTCTAATCGCATCTTTTATTGATTCAAATTCTACTATCATATTATCTCTCGAACGTATGATAGATATACCTGGTGATCCAGTTCGTGGCGCAAACGACCATACGGAATATTTAGCACGTTCGTCCAAATCTTTAAATAGCCAACTAAATCCTCCAACAGGTCCTAATTTCCCACGAGCATTTCTTGAAACATAACCATGCTGAAAATCGTGACTTCTCTCAGCTTCGTGCGTTGATTTATATTCTACAGTAAAACCTAATACGTGTGTTCCTATTACTGCTTTTGAATAATCTAAATGCGCTTCTGCGAGTAGTTCATTTTTTTCTTCTTTTGTTCTAAGCTTCGATAAATCGAATGGTTTATCGGGGGTTTTAGGATCATATTTTTGAAAAGTATATGTTTTTGATGCTAGCCAACATGTTGTATCATTTATAAAATTCGGATCTTCAATATTTTTAATTATTATAGAAACTATGGTTGGGTGAACTTTATAATGATCGGCTGCTTCGTTAATCGTATCAAACTTACGTTCTTCCATTGTTAATACGTTTAGAGCACGAACAGCAGTAGCATTAAAATTATCTTTACCGCATTTTGTCCCGTTGCCCTCCCCGCCATCTGTACAATTATATCCGTTTCTACGAGTATCGAAAAATTTTATATAATATTTTTCGAGTTCTTTGGCTTCTGATAATATCAATTGATCCTCCAGAATCTCAGTTTTTATGTTATCCCATCCATAAAAATTAACGGCATTATGAAAAGCTGGATTAGAACCATTGGCACGTGCGTGTTCAGTTTCACGCCTATCCTTATTTTTTGTATATCCAATATATGATTTTTCACTTGGGCTCGTGTGTTTGTAAATAACGTGAGTTCCATACTTCCAATCATCTGTTAGGTCAGACATTCTATATGTGATTTACATAAAACTGGTGCTATTTTAACATCAATGTGTCGATATATCAGTCGTTCTTTTTGAGAAAATTTTTCATTGAGTCGAACCCCATCTTGAACGCTTTTTTTAGTTTTTTGGGGCTCTTGAAATCGAGCACGCTGATGTCTTTGACGTCAATCGTGAACACGTTGGCGTCGTCCGGATAATGATCCTTCGTGGAGACCGCTATCAACGACGTGAAGAACTTGTCGAGACCGCTTATTTCCATCGGAGTTGAGTATTCCGTGGAATCGTATCGTATGCCCAGGACGTTGTCGCTCAGCGACATGGCGTGGACCATCGGGAAAGCGCTCGTCAACGCTCCATCGACGTACAGCTCGCCCTCGTATCGCACTGCGCTGAAAAAAATTGGCAGAGAGCACGACATCCGGATGGCGACGCGAACGTCCATGGTTGGATGCGACACGTGCGAGAAATACACGGCTTCGGACCTGCTCAAATTCGTCGCGCACACAATCAGAGTCATACCGGTCCGTTCGAAAATGTCCATGAACGTTATCGTGTCCTCTCCGAGAACGATGTCGATCCATTGAAACAGCGATGCGCCGTTGTCGACTCCGAAGGCGTTGCCGAAATTCTGGATGTCCAGGTCGGGTCTGTACGTTCGTTCCGTGAACTTCTTCACCATCGTTATGGGATCTCTGTCGAGAGCGACGCCCGCGGCGACTATGGCACCGGCACTCGTCCCGGCGACGATCTTGAGATTTTTCAGGTGCCCCATCTTCCTCAGCACGTGGATCGCCCCGTATCCCGACATTGCCTTCGCACCACCCCCCGCTATAACGAGCGCTTCCGGGTGGTTGATCTTCGGCACCTTGGAAATCGCATTCATTACATTACCCGCATTTTTTATATCACGAAAAAGATCAGGTTCTTTCAAAGTAAACAGCTGACGAGTATCTTTTTCGCGATATGCGACCATGGGAACTGCCGCGAGCCGGTCGGAAACCTTCGGAACTCCCGGATACTTTCTCACTGTAGGTGGAGCTGTCGTTATTTTCACGAGCGACATTTTACATGCTAACTTTTTTAAATTACAAAAACATACGGCGGATGAACGGGTGCTTCATGATCTCGCCGATCGTCAGCCGCTGAACGGGATGTGGGTCGAGCATGCCGCGGAGGAGGCTCTTGAAATCGTACGAGCGATCGAGATCGTCGACGAGCGACATCATGTCGAGTTCGGGGATGATGGCGGCGAGCTTTCGCAGATTGTTCGTGTGCGGGATCGCGTTCGACCTGGTCGCCGCCATATAGAGCGTCTGCCCCAAGCCGTATATGTCGCTCGGCTTGCCCACGTTGAACGAACCCTCGCTGGGTCGCGACGCCGCGAGGACGACCTCCGGGGCTATGTAGCTGCTCGTGCCCACGAGCGATGACAGAGTCATGACGTCCTCGTGCTCGACACTTCCGAAATCGCCCAGGACACACGTGTTGCCGGTGGTGACGAAGATGTTTTCGGGCTTCACGTCGCGGTGAACGAAGTTCTTCGCATGAATCAGCTGGATCGCCGCACCGATGTCGCGCACGATATTCTGAAGCGCCCGTTCGTCGAGACGTTCGGATTCGTCGACGATGGAGAACAGATCGTTGTGATACAGCGGCAGTATCATGAACACGCAGTTGTTGCGTCCGTAGAAGAAGCAGTCGGGACTGACTATGAACTTGGAGTCGAATTTTTTGAGCGCGACGAACTCCTTCACGAGGATATCGGAGGCGAACGAGCTCGTTTTTGCCACCTTGATCGCGACGATTGTTTTGTTGAAGATGTGCTGCGCCTTCCAGACGTCGGAAAACGACCCTTTTCCGATCTGTTCGATAAACTTGTACTCAGAAAAAACGCTCGAGGTCTTCCACAGGTTTTCGGCATCGACGGCGTTCATATTCAGAGATGACACGTCGATCGTCAGATGATCCTCGTTGATCTTCGGCGATATCGTGTCAATGTTGCCGCAGCAAATCATGTGTGTGTGTCTCGCAGACACAGAACTTCTCATATATACAATGCGTCGATATACCAGGGTCAAATGACATACAGCGACCGCACTTTCAGACAATCTCGGTCTATCCTTTCTAGGATCTTCTCGAGCTTCGTCTTATCTGGCGCGACCGCCACGAGCTCCATCAGGACGTTCTTGACTTGCGTCAACGTCTGATACACGTTTCCCTCGAAGATATCAAACTGCGCGCAGATATCTTCGAGCGATTTCCCACCGTACCACTCGCCAGTGGCGCGCACGAGACTCCAGTTGACTCTCGTCGGTCCATACGCGTCGTACGGCGTCACGAGCTCTTCACCGACCGATTCGGTGGTCTCGGCGGGAAACGTCGCGACCGCGTGGACGATGTCGAGCTCTCTGGCGGACGCGTCGAGCAGCTTCGCGCCGAGGACGGGACACATCGACGAAATACCGCACGCGATTTCACCGAGAGGCGTTATTTCGCGATCGCATATCAGCTTCTCCTTCTCGAGCCATTCGTACAACGCGTGATACTCGTCAATCAATGCGTTGTTGCACTCCGCGAGCTGGATGTATTCGTTGACTGCGTCGTATCCCTCGGGCTTATCGACCCGCGCATTCTTCTTGAGCTTGCCTATTTCGAGCTGAGCAACCATACCCTTTATCTTGATCTTCGACCAGTTCACATCGAGAATCTCGACGATGCCACGAGTGTAGACGTTGCCATCGTCTCCGAACACCTTGTAATTCGGCTTGGAGTCTACTATCTTACCGCGAATGCCGGTCTCCAAAACGCACTCGTGATCCTTCCAGAATTTCCACAATTCTTTGTGAGCCAGGAGGATGCGCCACGACTTCGTCTGACGATCGTACGATCGCGACAGATCGAGTTCCTCATCGCTCGGTTTGAACGCCGTGAAGGTCTCGAACGACGACTCGACGATTTTTGCGATATCGATGCGGCGCTGGACGCACTGAAGCACGAGTTGCGGCGTCATGTACATTGACGATCGGAGCGGCTGTGGCTTTCCCGTTATGAGTTTGCCCACCGTGCCCCGAGGAATGTTGGGATCGCGGAGGACGATGACGCTACCCTCGGTGTCGAAACCACGCCTGCCAGCTCGCCCAGCCATCTGAATAAACTCGTGAGGGTGAAACATTCTGTGCTCGCTTCCGTCGAACTTCTCGAGCGACTCGAACACCACGGATCGCGCGGGACCGTTCACTCCCATCGCGAACGTTTCCGTGCTCACGAGGATCGGGAGCATGCCCGAACAGAACAGCTGCTCTATGATCTCCTTGCAATACGGGAGCATCCCAGCATGATGAACACCGACGCCCTCGATCGCATACTCGCGATACTTTACGTGAAACGTTTCGGTCGTCCCGACCTTCCGCAGAAGATCGTCGAAAGCTTTCTTAATGGCGTTCGACTCGTACTTGGCAACGATCCCTCCTCGGCGAGCGAGTCTGCGAGCGACCGTCTCGATCCGTTTTTTATTGCAGGAAAACACGATCGCCGGCGTCAGTTTTTCATCGACGAGGATCTTCACGACGTCGTGATCGACGATCGTCGGCTCGTCAGCGTTGATGGAGTCGAACTCTGCGATGTCATATATACGGTCGTCTGCGATCACCTTGAACGTCAGTGGGACTGGTCGCTTTGATATAGAAAACACGTCGACAGGATGTCCGTGCATCTGAGAATACCACTTGGCGAAGGCGTCCGCGTTCGGAACGGTTGCGGAGAGAAACACGCAACGAACGTGATCCGGCATGAGAATTAGACTCTCTTCCCAGACGGTGCCGCGAGCCGAATCATTCATGTAATGGACCTCGTCGAAGACCACCCACCCGACTTCGTTCAGACGAGGATCGTTGACGGAAAGCATCTTCCTGAGGATTTCCGTCGTCATTATGAGAACGTCGGCGTGCTCGTTGATCTGAACGTCGCCGGTGAGAATGCCTACGCTCTCGAACTTCTTGGAAAAGTCGTTATATTTCTGGTTGCTGATCGCTTTGAGCGGCGCCGTGTAAATCACTTTCTTCGAAATAAAAGCAGCGTACTCGGCCAGGATCGTCTTGCCACTGCCCGTCGGGACGGCTGCGAAG